TGACTGGAGTTCAGACGTGTGCTCTTCCGATCTTCCGACAGGCGAGGGCATGCGTCCGGGTGCTGACTCCATGCGTCAGGGTGTCGACCCGGTTCGTCCGGGCGAGCAGCCCGATGAGCGTGTGCGCCAGACCGTGCACGATGCGCTCGTGCGCGCGCAGTACAAGGTCTGGCAGGCGCAGGAAGCCGAGGCCAAGCGGCGTTATCCTGCCATGTCGCTCGAGCGGGAGCTGCAAAACCCCGACTTCGTCCGTCTGCTCACCGACCCCAAGCGTCCCATGACCGTATGCCGCGCCTATGAAGCCGTCCACCTCGACGACATTCAGGCGGACATTGCACGCGAAGCCGCCGTGCGCACCGCCGTCCGCATGGCTGCGCTGTCCCGCCGCCCCCGCGAGAGCGGAGCCGCCCCGCAGGCCGGTCTGCCCATGCACTACGGCGCGTCCGACCCCAAATCCCGCGCCGAGATCGCACGCCGTGCCCTGCGCGGTGAGCGCATCACGCTGTAAAAACATTCATTTTCCACACGAAAGGAGAAACATCTATGTCCTTTAAGTTTGATTATCAGCTGTTCGCCATCAACACCACCGAGACCATGCCGGACGAGATCAAGACCTATTACGACGACTATCTGATCGACTGCTCTAGCCCTAAGCTGGTGCACGATCAGTTCGGTCAGAAGCGTCCCATCCCGGCAGGCCGCGGTAAGACCATCGAGTTCCGCAAGGTCAGCCCGCTGCCCGTGTCCACCACGCCGCTGACCGAGGGCGTGACCCCGGAAAGCCAGCAGCTGACCATCTCCACCGTCGAGGCTCCCGTACAGCAGTACGGCGGCTATGTTGAGCTGTCCGATATGGTCGTGCTGACCGCCATCGACAACAATCTGGTCATTGCGGCCAAGCAGCTGGGCGCACAGGCCGGCAAGACCCTGGACGCCATCACCCGCGAGGTGCTGGCTGGCGGTACGAATGTCCAGTACGCCGAGGGTCAGGTCACCCAGAGAAGCCAGCTGGTCGGCGGCAAGGCCGAGGGCAACCACTATCTGACCGTTGATGCCGTCCGCCGCGCTGTGCGCACGCTCAAAAAGCAGGATGCCGAGCCGATTGGTGACAGCTTCATCGGCATTATCCACCCCGATGTCGCCTACGACCTGATGAGTGACCCCAAGTGGGTGAACGTCAAGTCCTATTCCGACCCGGAGGGCATCTACGAGGGCGAGATCGGCAAGATCGAGAACGTCCGCTTTGTCGAGACCTCCGAGGCCAAGGTCTTCGAGGGTGCGGGCTCCGAAGGCCGCGAAGTGTACGCCACCCTGATTCTGGGCGATAACGCCTACGGCACCACTGAGATCGAGGGCGGCGGTCTGACGCTCATCGTCAAGCAGCTGGGCTCGGGCGGCGCGTCCGATCCGCTCGATCAGCGCGCGTCGGTCGCTTGGAAGGCGACCAAGGCCGCTGTCCGTTTACAGGAGGCATACATGGTGCGCATCGAGACCACGTCCACATTTACCGGCGAGTGATTTCAGAATATTTATCCAAATACTGAATAACAGGTTGCAGGAAGTTTTATAAAATCCTGCAAAATCAAGCGATACACGAAAGAGAGGAGACTGACCCATGAACAAAGCCAACCAGAAGGAAGAAGAGCTCGTTGAGATCACCCTGTTTGCCGACGGCGACCGCTATCAGGACGACGTGTTCGTCTGCGTCAACGGCGAGAGCTGCCTCATTAAGCGCGGCGTGCCGGTCAAGGTGCGTCCGATGTTTGCCCGTGCGCTGGCCGACTCGGCTGAGCAGGACAAGCTCGCCGAATCCATGATGCGCCGGGCGCACGAGCGAGGGGAGGCGGTCAGATGACCATGCAGCAGGCACTCGAGCAGCTCGCCCGCCGCTGGCCCACCGCCCACGGCGACGACGAGGCGCTCCCGCTCGTCCTGCAAGCCGAAAATATCGCCCGCGCGGAAGTGCTCGGTCAGCCCCCACTGACCGAAGCGCCGGGCGGTGAGCTGTCCATCCCCGCGCCCTACGACATGGCTTACGTCCATTTCGCCGCCGCCCTGCTTGCGCAGATAGATGGCGTATACGATCGCTACAACGCGGAACTTGCGCTCTATAACGGCCTGTACGAGACTTGGGCACGGGCACATCGACGCGAAAACCTGCCCCCGCGCGGCGCGGAGGTGGTCGCCTATGGCTGATTACCCCTACCTTTCGGGCACGTCTCCCGCTCGTACCCGCACAGACAGCTTTTCCGGTCTGGATCGCCGTGACCGCGCCGCTGCCGGTGCGGTGCGCGACGGTCTGCACCTGTCCACAGACGCGCTGCCCGCCCTGCGCGTGTGTCTGACCGACGAGAAAGTTCAGGATCTGACCGCGTGCACCGACCTGCTTTCAGCCTGCGGCTGCCTGATCTGGACGAGCGGCGGCAATCTGTACGTCGACGGCATCAACAAGGGCGGCGTGCGCGACGAAAAACACCAGATGGTCGTGCTGGGCAAGCGTCTGTTCCTGTTCCCCGAAAAGCAGTACCTGACCCTCGGCGAGAGCGGCGGCTTGCAGAACATGGAAGCGCGCGTGGTCGGCGGTGCAACCTTCACCGACAATTCCATCGAACTGTCCACGGTCAGGGGATTTGCGGTCGGGGATGGCGTGACCATCGAAAAGTGCACCCGCTACCCGGAAAACAACAAGACCGCCGTCGTGCGCGAGATTGACGGCAACAGCCTGATTTTCTCCGAGGGATGCTTTACCGCGGGCACCGAGAGCGCGATTATCGTCACCCGAAAGGTGCCCGACCTCGCCTTTGTCTGCGAAAAGGACAACCGCCTGTGGGGCGTACATGACAATGCCGTGTGCTGCTCGGTGCTCGGTGACCCGCTCAACTGGATGGTGTACGAGGGTTTGGCGACCGATGCCTTTGAGGCCGAGGTCGGCACCGACGGCGCGTTCACCGGCATTGCCGCCGCGTCCAGTCACGTGCTGTGCTTCAAGGAAAACTGCGTGCACAAGATCTACGGCGCAAAGCCGTCCAATTTTCAGGTGCAGGTCAGCAGCATTCCGGGCGTGCAGGCCGGTTGCGAACGCGCCATCCGCAACGTCGGCGAGACCGTTTACTGGTGGGCACGCGATGGCCTGATGGCCTACGGCGGCGGCATTCCCGACCGCCTGAGCGCACCCCTGGGCGATACCGGATACACCGACATGTGCATGGGAGAGGACGGTCACAAACTGTGGCTGTCCGGCCTGCGAGACGGTCAGCCCGAGACCATCATCTACGACATCGAACAGGCCGCCTTTTTGCCCGTGGACAGCCGGAAAGCCGTGCAGCTTGCCTACCACGACGGGGCACGGTATCTGGCGGAAGAGACGGCGCTCTGGAAGACCGGCACCGACCGCAAAAACACCGACTTTGCCGCCGTGTTCGGCCCCTTCCGCCAGACTTCGCCCGCCGTGCTGACCGGTCTGACCATCCTGGCCGACTGCGTGGGTGAGTGCACGCTGGCGTGTGCCGTGCGCACCGAGCGCGGCGACTGGATGCCGGTCTGGGCGAGCGGGAGACTGTCGGACGGCAGAGCACGCATTCCCGTACCCGCCGTGCGCGGCATGCAGTTCTGGCTGCGCGTGACCGGCCGGGGAGACGTGACCCTGCAATCCATCGTGCGCACCCTGCACCCCGACGGCCCGGACAATCTGTAAACCCGTGTAAACCCGAAAGGAGTGATTTTTTCATGGCAGTCTTAACCACCGATGCCCTGCCCAAGTACGACCCCAATGACTTGCCCGCGACGGTCAAAAAACTGCACGACTACACCACGTCGCTCACCGAAATGCTGCGCTTTGTGCTCATGAACCTGGACGAGGACAACGTGCAGGGGTTGGATACGCTCAACCGCGAGATGCAGGACGCACAGGGCAGCCTGTCCCAGATTCAGCAGGCCGCACAGGGCATCCTCACCCGCGTGGAAAACGCCGAGGGCGACTTGTCCGCCGTCATGCAGACCGCCGACGGTCTGACCACTCGCGTCGAGGCCGCCGAAGGCAATCTGTCCACCCTCACCCAGACCGCCGATTCCATCGCCGCCCGCGTCTACAACACCGAGATGGGTCTGACCTCAGTGAACGTCACCGCCAACAAAATCGAGACCCGCGTCCAGGACTTGAACGGCAAATACTCCAGCCTCAAACAGACCGTCGACGGCTTTGACTTCACCGGCATGGTCACCTTCCGCGCCCTCGAACGCGAGGGTGAAAGCGTCATCAACGGCAATAACATCACCGCCGGCGACCTGCACATCGCATCCGACGGCGTCGGCGCGCTGTATTTCTACAACGGCGACGTTGCGATGGAGAACATCGTCGGCGCGATCGAGGTCTATTCGGGTACTTATCCCGATCTGTTCATCGAGAGCCGTTACGGCAATAATATCCGCATTCAGGCCGATGCCCAGCTGGCACTGGAAGCGGGAAGAAATGGGCATATCTACCTGAACGCCGATGATTATATCCAGCTGCGCGTGGGCGGCGTGGATAGATCGGAAGAGCACACGTCTG